GGTCATCAACCTATGTTGTTTGATAACATGATGGCGCTTTACAACAAATATATTGTAAAGGGTTGTTCATTCAAGGTGAACGTCATCCCTAACACCGCAGCCAATGTTACTGGCGGTAACGGGAATATATATGCTGTTGCCAATAACAGCATGATTCCTCTTGTTCCACTTGCTGTCGAGCGCCTGCGAGAGCAACCTAAACTCCAATCGGGATTGTGGGGTTATCTTGCGGATCGTTCTATGAAGAACGTTTTCAATGCCCGTGTTTATAATCCGAGTATTCTTCCGGCATGGAGTCGGAAAAACCCAGATTGTTATGGCTCATCTGGTGCTGGCCCAGTTGAGAATGTCTATGTCCATTTTATTATTTCTTCGTGCAATGATGCAACGAACCTTGTTGCAGCTTGGCGTGTGACGGCTTATTATGATGTTGAGTTCTCTGTCGTCGATGACCTCTTGGTGGGGTCATAGATTTTTTGTTTTCAGTAAAAGAACGTTCCTCAAATTTAAAAATCTGAATCAGTTAAAAACCATCCTCACTCTTTGGATAGCTTACGTAGCCCCCCTTTGGGGGGTTGGGGGGTCGCGCTAGCGTAATAGATTTTTACTTTTTAATCATCAATAGTTAAATCCTCATAAGCTTTGGTTAAATCGACAAAAGCGGGGGAACGTATCAGAAGTGGCTGTCCAGTATTACCAGCCACTTCTGTAACATCTGTAACATTTGTCGCCATTCTTATTCCTGGTGGCGGAACGTACTTCACTTCCTTCAATCGACGAAAAACTTGAGCATATTCATTGCCCTGCCAAAAATAGGAGGGAGCAAACTCGCAAGTGATGTAAATATACGGCGAGTTGACTTTGAAGTAGCCACCCTTAAACTGACCTTGGTAAGGATAACGGTCAAGCAAACGCAATAAATCACGGTAAGGCCACTTTCCATCGAAGTCATCAATGATGATGGCTTCCTGTTGCTCATATCCGTCCCACCACATGGTTCCATCCTTGATGTAGACTGATTCATGAGCTTCATAAGCGGAACGAGTCTTTCCAACACCTGCAGGACCCCAGATCCAGGTAACGATTGGGGCCTCGGTTCGATTGACGTACATCGCAGAGCGTAGAGCGGTGATACCCTTAGCATATTTGATGAATTGAGTCGGATGAGCGCCAGCGATATCCGACAAGGACTCACCCTTGAAGACGGCGCTTGCGACGTCTTCAAGGTCGGAGCGTTTGCCTTGTTGTTTCAACACTCCCTCCTCATGCCAATCACCATCCTTTTTACAATAGTCGATTGCTTGCTTCTGACTACCCTTTCGCTCTTCGATATGCATGGTCGGAAAGGCTTTTTTCAATGTGCTCATTCTCTTCGGTTTGTCAAACTCAGCGTACCCTTGCAAATGGAGACGCTTGGTATCGGGACAAGTTTCACGTCCAACGATAACGTACGTGCACCCATTCTGGTCAACGTGCGGATATTCGGCTTCATCAAAGGAGGTAAAGCAGATATTGCGGTACATTTTGTTCTCCATTTTGTGCTTTGAAAAAAGTGAAAACATAAAAACTGAGCAGCTATATATATTGAGATTTTTGTTTTTTGCTATGCGCACTCAAAACGAAAAAACAGCTGCTATGCAATTATTTAAAACCGTGACCCACTGGCAGGGTCCAGATAATTTTTTTTGTGTTAAATGCTAGTACATCATTCTTAATATTTGCCGATGCCACGACAGCGGAGAGCCCGTACGAGACGACGCCGTTCGTCGCGATCGAGACGCTCCCGTAATCGTGTCCGGCGTCTTTCTTTTAGACGTCGTCGTTCGATGACCCGTGGTCAGAAACCCTATGCCAATCTGGGTTATCTTTTGCCGAAAAAGGTGGCTATGCGTACCGTGTACTCATCTCCTGTGATTAACATGACTACCGTCTACTGGATGGATGAGTGGATCTGGAATGCTTCTTCTCTCTACGATCCGGATGTGACCAACGCGAGTGGTCATCAACCTATGTTGTTTGATAACATGATGGCGCTTTACAACAAATATATTGTAAAGGGTTGTTCATTCAAGGTGAACGTCATCCCTAACACCGCAGCCAATGTTACTGGCGGTAACG